GAGGGGACGCATTGACACATACCCTCGGAATTCACTATCAGGTGGACACACTTGGCAGCAGGCAAATAGGCACGAAATAGAACACTGAGGCATTGGCATGTCCGGGGAACTGAATATCCATCTGGCAACAGGGCTGACTATCAAGGCGATAGTGTGGGGCGAGGACCGCACGACGCGATGGAATGGTTCGGCCATGGTTGCCGCCTCAGCTATTAGTGATGCTAATTGGGCCACTGGTATGATTACCTGCACGGAACAGCAAACATCCGACGCGAGCGGTACGGGTACATACGTTGGGGATTTCCCGGCAGGGATTACGACCGCTGGAGAGTATGCTATCGAGTATTACACCGGTGCCTCGCCGACACCAGGCCAAAACACGATGGGCGTCCAAACGGTCCATTGGTCTGGCGCAGCAGTCGTCAATACAGACATCGACGCCAAAGCTGTGTGGGATCGTGTAATTACTAAGGCGAATCACAATATCGCTAATTCGGCTGGTAAGAAAGTAAGGGAGACAGCGGACTCCATTGTTATCTATGCCGGAGATGTAGTCTCGTCCACTGCGAATACAATTGTCCTTGATTCTGGCGCGAGCAGTCTTGACGGTGCCTATGATCCAGCCGCAATAGTGATTGTGTCAGGACTTGGAAGCGGGCAAGTGCGACACAGTCTTGAGTATTTCGGCAGTTCGCGCACGGCAATTGTAGATCGCGACTGGAAGGTGCAGCCAGATGCTACAAGCGAATTCGTGTTGCAGGCGGTGAACGGCGCGGCGACTACCAACGAAGGCCGGCTGCGAGCAGCAACAGGGACAACGGCGCAACTGAATGCGCTCGCAAGCACGGTAGACGACATATACAACGGGGAAACATTGCAGCTGGTAAGCGGTACGGGGCAGGATCAATCGCGATCTATATTGGACTACGATGGCGCCACCCAAACGGTTACCGTGGATGCGTTCACTGTCACGCCGGATGCAACGACCGGTTACAAAATGCTCCCGATCATTACGGACAAATCCACTCTAGCGACTGAAGCGAAACAAGACACACTCCTTGCCAGAATCGGCGCATTCACGGGCACAGGTGTAAATACCGTCCTTGGATTCCTAAAAGCTATGGCGAGTAAGGCGGCTACGCTGCCTAGCGACATTGGTGGAACGTATGACGTGACGACAGACAGTCTTGAGGCACTTCGTGAATCACAAGACACACTGAGCACTGACATTGGTGATGTGCAGACAGATCAGACAACGCTGCTTAATAGAGTTGGAGCATTCACTGGAACTGGCGTCAATACAATCCTCGGCTTCCTGAAGGCGATGACTAGCAAGGTTGCAACGCTACCCAGCGACATTGGCGGGACCTATGATGTGGCGGCAGATAGCCTGGAAGCCATTCGAGACAGGGGAGATGCCGCTTGGACATCGTCGGATACTGGTAGTGGAGCGTGGACCGTAACGATAACCGTCAACGATGGTACCGACCCGCTCGAAAATGCAACAGTTTGCATGACCAATGGAGGCGAGAGCTACACCGCGACAACGAACGTTAGCGGGCAATGCTCATTCTCGTTGGATTCCGCTACATGGAATGTCGCAATCACCAAGGCGACGTATTCCTTCACCCCAACTACACTTGCCGTATCGGCAGACACAAGCCAAACGTATTCGATGACAGCAGTGAGCATTCCAGCAAGTAATCCGGGCTTTGTTACGGGGTATTTCTACTGTTACGATGAGGATGGAATAGTTGAAGAAGGCGCATCGGTCTCCGTGAAAATACACGACTTGCCGGGCACGGGGATTAGTGCGGATACCAAGGTGCGCACGGAAACGAGCGATGCAACCGGATTGGTATCATTTACCAACATGTTCATCGGAGCCCAATACAAGATACGACGAGGCGACGAGCGACCGTGGAAGACGGTGGAGATTCCAGCGAGTGCAACCGATCCTTACGCGATTCCGAACGTGTTGGGGCTCGAATAATGGCCGAAATACAGAATCTGCGAGCATTGGAGGACAAGCTGCGGAAGTTGTCCAGAGCCTATGGTAATAGCCCCAAGGAAGCCGTCAGGGTCGGCTACACGGCGAATTACGCGGTGTATGTCCATGAGAATATGGAGGCTCGGCACACGGTAGGGCAGGCAAAGTATTTGGAAAAGCCAGCCAGGGAAATGAAGCCAGAATTCCGCAGGATAATCGAGGATAGCATGCGAAAGGGCGCAACCTTACTGAAGGCTCTGCTTCTCACGGGACTTCGGTTACAGCGAGAGAGCCAGGATTTGGTGCCAATCGACACGGGAAACCTTCGGGCTAGTGCATTCACGGAAGAGGATAGATGAGCGGTTCCCTCAATCACTCGCCGGCAGATATCATGCGCCATACTCTGGTGGAGTTGGGTTTGGGGACATTGCCTACGTCGCGAGAAGACTGGCCGATAAGCTATTCGCAAGAGCCGGACAGCCCGGACGATGCAATTACGCTGTACGATACGACCAGCAGGATTGATGGACGGTCACATTTGAGCGGAGAAACGTGGCTGCATTATGGAATCCAGGTCAGGATTCGTAGTTACGCAGTCAGCCCTGGAAGGACCAAGGCGAACGCGATAACCGAGGCATTGGATAAGGACATTCAATATCGCCCAATAACGATTGCTGGCACAACGTACATCGTATACACCGTGACGCGCACTACTGATATTGTGTCTCTCGGGAAAGAAGTGAGGGACACGAAGCGGAATCTATTCACCATCAACGCTGTTGTAGCATTGAGACAAACGTCTTGACAATATTAGGAGATAACCATGGCTGCTCCAACTGCAACCACTAGACTCGACCCTTCTGATGCGCCGACTAATGGCATCAAATTGGAAGACGGGCACCCAACAAAAGTTACAATTGGTAGCCGTCCGTCGCTGCTGATTTGGGAGAAGACTGCCTCGCCACCGCCAGTGGAAGGCGGGGATGCAATCGACACGACCACGTTTTTCAACACCACGTGGAGAACGTCTGCGCCAAGGGCACTGAAGACCCTAGATGAATTCACCTACACTGGTGCATATGAACCAGGTATCTATGGCACTGATGAGATCATGGCGGCCGTTAACCGGCGCGACACGATCACGGTGGAATTCCCGGACGGGTCGACGTTGGCATTCTATGGCTATTTGCGACGGTTCGAGCCGGGGGAACACGTCGAGGGCGAGATGCCTATGGCGACGATCACTATTGTGCCGACGAATTGGGACCCGACGAACAGAACCGAAGAGGCGCCTGTATTGACAAATGTGGCAGGCACATGATAATTGCGCAAACGTCCCCGGGGAGTGATTGGCAGTGCTCCCCGGGGACTTGGGAAGGCCTGCCAGTTTAGGAGCGAAATAGACATGACTAGGGAAATCACCAATCTTGGTACCACGACGCTTGATTGTGCGGACTTCGAGATCGACGGGAATCGATACACACTGTACGAGCCGACCGGAGAGGTAGTGAGGCAGTACCGCAATTCCGTCCTGAATGGCGCGACCATCGGCCCTGACGGCAAACCGCAAAAGCTTGAAGGCGCGGCCGATGCCGATTCGTTGCTCGTTGCGTTGTGCTTGCGCGACAGCGACGGGAAAAACGTATCGCTGGCAACCGTTCGTGGGTGGCCCAATCGGATTCAGACGCCTCTTGCGGACAAGGCACGCGAACTCGGTGGCTTGGACCTAACCGAGGATGAGGTAACCGAGACGGCAAAAAACTAGCCAAGGAGTACCAATCGTGGATGTATTTGGCACTCCGCCTGAAAATGACGCTTGCCGAATGCCTAGCGAAAGTATCATATAACGAGTACCTAGCATGGCAAGCGTATTTTCAGCTTGAGATGGACGAGCCGAGCAGGACCGATTGGTACCTGATGAGAGTTGCCCAAGAGGTGCGAAGCCAGACACATGCGTTATGTAATTCCAATGCGGCTGTTCCTGGCATTGAATCATTCAAGGTGCCCTTCGAGGTGAAACGACCACGCAAGGCTCCGGCGGCTCAGACCAAAAAGCAGGTGTCAGATATACTGAAAAAGCGGTGGATGGCTATTGTTGGAGGGGTAAAGCATGGCAAGCGAAGTTGAGCTAGAACGGCTTGTAGTCCGACTTCTCGGGGACCAAAAGTCCTATCAGGCCATGCTGAAGACTGCGCAAAGCAGCACTCGCTCGGCGACACGATCGATTGTATCGACATTAAATACGGTCGAGAGAAAAGCAGTGGAAACCGGCAAGGTGCTTACTGCTGCCATAACGCTACCACTGGTTGGCCTCGGCACCGCTGCTACGAAGATGTCTACCGATCTGAATGCCGCCATGGCGAACGTTGGGGCTCTCGGACTAGCGCCGGAACGAGTGCGCGAGCTGAAAACGGGAGTCCAAGCTCTTGGCGTGGAAGTCGGCAAAACAACAGGCGATATTGCTGGTGGTTTGTTCCAGGTGGTCTCTGCATTTGGCGATACGGCAGATACCATGGAGGTATTGCGGATCAACGCAAAAGCTGCCACTGCCGGGCTGGCGACTACGACAGATGCTATCAATCTCACTAGCGCAGTCACGAAGGGCTACGGCGACACGTCAGCGAAAGCTGTCCAGAAAGTGGCCGACCTGGCGTTTGTCACGAACAAATTGGGCCAAACGACATTCCCGGAGTTGGCCTCAAGTATTGGCAGGGTCATCCCGCTAGCTGCGGAATTACAGGTTACGCAGGAAGAAGTCTTTGCGGTCATGGCTACGGGGACAGGCGTTACGGGGAATG